GAGAAAGCTGCTAAAGCATTTGAAAGCAAAGTTGAGGAAATCAACGAGCAAATTGCTAAGAACAACAAGACAATTGCTGAAGCAAGAGAAGAAGTTCTTTCTGCTAAAGCTGCATTTGGTAAAATCTCTGCTGCTGAAGATAAGAAGGTAGCTCAATCTTACAATGAGCATATCTCTGAAATCAAATCTGCGATCGGAGATGCAATCGTTAAGGGTTATTCTTCTATCAAAGAAGCTGCAAGAACAAACGGTAAAGGTTTCAATTTTGAACTTGACCTTAAAGCAGTTGGTGTAATGACCGAAGGTGCTAACCTTACTGGTAATCCTTACACTTCTTATATCAATTCTCCAGCTTTACGTTCTTTCGTAAACCCACACTTGAGAAGCGTATTTAACATCATCCCAGTTTCAACTGGTTCAGTATCTTTCCCTAAAGGAAATACTCCAGTTGGTGAAGGTTCTTTCGGTAAGCAAACTGAAGGTTCTGCTAAAGCACAATTGGATTACGATGTAACAGTTGTAAACAAAGTGTTGCAATTCATCGCTGGTTATGTAAAGGTATCTCGCCAAATGGTTGATGATCTTCCTTTCTTGAATAGCTATTTGCAGCAATCTTTGATTGAAGATTTCCAAAGAGCTGAAGATACATATTACTTGAATGACTTGGCTTCTGGCGCAACAGTTGGTTCTTCTTCTGGTGCTAATACTGCCGAGAAATTCGTAGATTATGTGGCTCAATTGGGCGCACTTAACTGGCAGCCAAACTTGATCCTTACCACATTTGCTGGTTGGAGCAACGTATTGAAAACCGTTCCTTCTGGTGGTTCTTACTCTGTTCCTGGTGGTATCACAATTGATGCTCAAGGTAACATCAGAATGATGGGTATTCCAGTTATTCCACATAGCTTGGTTACTGCGTCTAAGGCTTATGTTCTTGACACAACTAAGTTTTCTATTGCTCAACAGAGCGGACTTGCAGTTCGTTCTACAGAGTTCGACCAAGACGATTTCGTGAAGAACTTAATTACGTTCAGATGCGAAGCACGTTGCGACCTCATGAGCTTCCAGCCTACAGCTTGTTTGTATGGCAACATCTAAGATTTATTAATCTTAAATATTGGGAGTCCCGTAAGACTCCCTTTTTTTTACTATGCCTTATTCATACAATTACTTTAAAGATGATTTTAGAGATCATCTTATAAAAAATTTCTCATCCGATATTAAGATATTAGATGTAGGCCCAGGTTCGGGCAGTTATTACGATTTGCTTTGCAAAGATTTTACAAATATTGATGCGGTTGAGGTTTACGAGCCTTACATTGATCAATTTGAGTTAAGAGATAAATATAAAAACGTTTACAATCAAGATATACTAGATTTTAATTATAACTCTTACAACTATTTAATACTTGGGGATGTACTAGAGCATTTGAGCATAAATGATGCACAAAACTTACTTGCAGATTTAACATTTAAAAATATATATTCCATGGTTGCAATACCTTATGAAATGGAGCAAGATGCAGTAGGAGGCAATATATACGAAATACATAAACAATCTGATTTAACAATATATAACTTTACTGAAAAATATCCATTGATGAGATCATTCAAATTTAATGGTTATTATGGCTTATACTTAAATTATAATTTTATATGAATATAGTTTGCTCAATACATCTTTATCCTCCGCAGCACAATTGCGGTGCAGAATGGATGTTACATCACATTAACAAAGATTTGATTAGCAAAGGACACAATGTAAGAGTGCTTTTGCATCAAGCCAATCATTATAAGATTAAAAATAATTATGTGTTTGATGGCGTGGATGTTTTCCCACCAAGCGATAACGTAATAGATAATTTGATGCGTTGGAGTAATGCCGTAATTACGCATTTGGACTATACTAGATGGACAATTAGTGCGGCTAAACTTTATAGAAAACCCGTTTTTCATTTAATACATAATAGCCATCCTTACCCCGAAATCATTGACGCAAACACCAATCAACACGTTGTGTATAACTCTTTTTGGCTAAAAGAGAAATTGCAATATAATTGGGATAACTTTATACTAACGCCTCCCGTTGACTATCGATACTACGATCTAAAGATTGACCCCGCGAAGAATGAATATATTACTCTAATTAACACCAACGAGAACAAAGGCGGTAAGATATTTGAACAAATTGCTCGTGCATTGCCAAATAAGCGGTTTTTAGGCGTTTTAGGGAGTTATGATCCTCAAATGGATGCTAACCTTCCAAATTTAAAATTAGTGCCTAATACACCAGATATTGCGCAATACTACAAGCAAACTAGGATACTATTAATGCCAAGTGATTACGAGAGTTGGGGAAGAACGGCTACGGAGGCTTATTGTTCTGGGATTCCAGTTATAAGCACAATGGCCGAAGGACTCGTAGAGAATTGCGGAAAGGCTGGCATATTCATAAAAGATAGGAATGATATTAAAAGCTGGGTTAAGGCAATTACTGAACTGGATGATGCCAAAAAATATAGTGAGGCATCCAAAAAAGCAAAAGAGAGATCAAGAGAGCATGATCCGAGAAAAACGCTTGATGAATTTGAGGTCTGGTTCCGAGAAATGGTTAATAAATATAAGTAAGTATGGCGATATATATAAACGGGATAACGGTACTCGCTGATGGCGTAGTAGAGCCGGTTTCCCTACCCGATGCTAAAGATTGGATGAAAATAGATTATAATGATGAGGATGGGCTTATAAAAGATTTGATTAGTGCATCTAGGGTACATTTAGAGAAAATAAGCGGTGTGGCTTTGGTAAATAAGTTATTGAAAGTTAATCTACAAACTACGGGAATAGCTCCAGGTGTTTGGATGATTGATTTACCTTATAGCCCTTTATTATGTGTTGATAGTGTAGCCATTAAAACTGGTATAAATACTTACACTACTTTGGTAAAAAATGAGGATTATGAAGTAATTGGTGGGAAATTATGGTTATATTCACAAGGGATTTTTAACGTTCAATATCAGTGCGGTTATGGCTCAATTCCAGAGGACTTGGCAAATGATATACTTGCTTTGACTTCATGGCAATTTGAGAATAGGGGTAAAAAGATGAACGCGGATAAAAGCTCTTTACTTAGCCAATATCCTAATTGGGATGGCCTTAACTATCATCAATACAAAAAAGTATTTATAGTATAATGCCGAGTGGATTCCGTTTAGAAGTTAATGATTATAAGTTCAACAAAATGCTTACCAAGCTCAAGCAAACCGTTGATGAAACAAGCGCAACGGTTGATCGTGAGTTAGCGGCTAGCGGTGAGGATATGGTTAGAAGTGCTAAGAATATATTATCTAGTAGAGGTGCCGTTGATACCGGTAGGCTACTAAATAGCATATCCTTTAAAAAGGATCAATTCCTTAGTTATCAATTTGTTGCACAGACTGACTATGCGGCTTATATTGAGTTTGGTACTGGCGATTTATTTGTAAATCCAGAGAAACAAGGTTGGGTACAATTAGCAGAACAATTTAGAGGTAAAAACATTAAAAAGGTTAATTTACCGCCTAGGCCTTATATGCGTCCAAGTATTTTGGCTTATTGGCCTATATACCAAAAGCGAGTTAGGGACTTTTTAAGAAAGAAAAGACAAGCGTAATGAAGGATAGTGCAAATAACGTAAGGAATATATATGTAAATGCTTTGAACGGCAACATTACTTACAATGGTAAGAATGTACCAGTTTATGGGCAACCTCCATTTGTAACTACTCCAGATAGGTATGTAATTATAAATAATATAGTAGAAGTAGCTAATAATACCAATGATAGCTTTGACAATGAGGTTGAGGTAACAATAGAGATTTATAGCGAACAAAATAAGAATAATAACGTAAGCCAAGTTGACAATATTGCGGGTCAAATCCTTAATATTTTGATCCCAGATACAAAGATCAATGGTTTTAGTGATACTGATTTTTACGTATTCCCGATGGCTCGAACAAGTTCAAATTATTTACCTTTGTGGGAGGGTGATAATTATATAGCAAGAAAAGTTATAACAATTAGAAATCTAGTAAATCAAAAATAAACAAAAATGGCAAAAATTCAAGGTTCTACCCAAAGCGTAGATATTAGCACAGACAATGGTTCTACTTGGAAATCGCTTATTTGCTTGCGCACTTCAAGCGTAAACGGTACAGTTGATTCAACCGTAGAACAAACAAACTGCGGAACTTTCACATCTATTGGTAAGCCCAATATGACTGTTGATTTTGATGCAATTTGCGAAACTGCCCCAGATGGTTCAGAAGTAAGTTATTCAGCTCTTTTGACTCCATTTAGAAACGGGACACAAATTGCGGTAAGAGTTCAAAGTCCAGTTTTCTCTGGTTCAAGTGCTGGTGCAGCTTATTACCAATCATTTGATGGTTACATCACTTCTTTGACTCTTAACCAATCAACTACTGAATTTATCAATTTCTCTGGTACAATTTCATCAAACGGAGTTATTGACATTACTGCATAATTATGAACTACACTACTATTACTATTAACAACGAAACTATTGGACTAAAATTTGGGATGGCGTCTTTTAGATACCTTCAAGACAAATTCTCAAAAGACAAAACATTTGATATATCAATATTAAGTGAGATTACAATATCTCACATTATATATAGTGGATATTTCAATAATTGTCTAGTTAAGGAGGTTGATCCTAAATATAGCTTTGCGGACATTGTTGAATGGGTTGAGCAAACTTTGCTTAAAAACCAAGAAGATAATGACATCGCAAAAGTTATAAAAGTTTGGTCTGAAAGCGATTTTATAAGACAAGAAAATCAATCGCAAGAGCAAGCAAAAAAAAAGACCTCTCGTGGGAAGAAATAGAGGCGTTTGCGTTTGGAGAGTTAGGGTTGATGCCAAATGAATTTTACTCTTTGAGTCCTAAGCATTACTCGTTAATGATGAAAGGACACGAAGATAAAAAGGTCGATAGTTACAAACAAACTAGATTACTTATGTTCACAATGGTAAGGTTAATGGCCGATCCAAAAACCGCACCTAAAACTCCAGAGCAGTTATGGGAATTACCAGGGGATGAAAACACAACTAAAATAGACGAAGAGGAATATAGACAATTAATTAATAGATATAGGAATGGCAAGTAACCAAGATTTCATATTTACGTTAGGTGCGGATATAAGCCAATTCACTAAATCTATAACTGAGGTAGAAAGAGAGTTAAAAGATGTTCGTAATTCTCTTAAAAACCAGACTGGTCAAGCAATTGTTGAAACTAATAAATATATTCAACAATTAGAAGGCAGTCTAACTAATTTAAGAAAAACTGGATTAGACAAATTACCACAAGCAGCTCAAGGCGGTAGTGCAGCATTATTTTCACTTAGCCAAGTTGCTAGGGATGCTCCATTTGGATTTATAGCTATTCAGAACAACTTACCGCTAGTAGTTGATCAATTTAGTGCTTTAGCTAAAACAAGTAATGGATTAGGAGGAGCATTAAAGCAAGTTGGTGCAAGTTTAGCTGGCCCAGCCGGTATTGCATTTGCTTTTGGTGCCGTAATTTCTGCGGTTACTGCACTTGTTCAAAAGTATGGCAGCTTATCAGCCGCTTTTGATGCAATAGTAAGCGGACAAAGAACATTAACAAAAGAGCAAAAAGATTTTGCAAAAAGTTTAGCTGACGAGGCAACAGAAGTTATATCACTTGCTACTTTATATCCAAAATTTGAGAAGGATAGACAAAAGCAATTTGATATAATTAAAAAGTTAAATCAAGTAGCTCCAGAATATTTTGGTAATCTTAAAGCAGAAAAAACATCAATTGATGAAGTAACTGCTAGCTTAGATAGATATATTGATTCATTTATTGGAAAGATTTATATAGAATCTCAACAAAAAAAGATAAATGAATTATTTACTAAATATGCAGAACAAATAACTAGATTAGTAGATGCTGAATTAGAGAGAAAAAAGAATATTAAATCTACTAAGCAAGATGTTGATAATTTAAATAAATCAACATCTCAATTGTTTAAAGATGCTGTAAAAGCAAGTAAAACACCGCTTGTTGGAGATATTGCTTTAAATGTAAATCCAGTATTTCCAGTTACAACAACTCAAGCTGCTATTGATAATTTAAAAGCAGAATTAAGATCACAATTAACTGGTGTATTTAGTGAAATAGATGTTTTTAAAGGTTTTATAAACATAGATGGTTTAAAACAATTAAAAACAAAAACAAAAGAAGTAGAAGGATTATGGTCTGGGTTTGCTCCTGCTGCGGTTATAGCCGGTGATGATTTTAATAATGCAGTTAAAAAGAGTGCAAAAAATTTAGAAGGTTGGAGATACATTATAGAGCAAGTTGCTATAAAATCTGCTGAGTTAAAGACTAATTTGGATGGCGTTGCAAATACGGCAATTAAAATATCAAATACATCTTTTGATCAGTTATTTGAGAGTTTGCAAAATCAAGATATGCTTTTTGGCATACAAGAAGTACAAAGAGGTGTTAATAAGGTATTTAAGGGGATGGATGATGATATGAAAGCAAATCAACAAAGATTTGAAAATTATAAATCAGTAATAGAAAATTTCATAACTGCACCTTTAGATTATTTATTTAACACAGTATTGGAAGGTGGCAAATTTAGTTGGAAAGAGTTTGGAAATGTAGTGTTAAGAGTTTTGGCAAATATTATAAGCTCAATTATTGCAACTACGGCTGCGGCTGCAATTGCAAACGCAATTGTACCTGGAGCGGGAACCGCTGGTGTAAATGCTTATAATCAAAGTAGTAGATTGTTTGGAAGAAATATGCAAGGTGGAATGAGTCCTTCTCTTGGTTATACTCCAAGAGGTTTAGGGGGAGCAGCTAATTTTGGTGGCCTTAGTGGGGGGATAGGATTAAGCGGTCAAGTAGTATTTGTACAAAGAGGTAGTGATTTAGTAGGAGTATTAAATAGATCAAACGCAACAATTAATAGAGTTGGCTAAAGCAGAAAAATATAGAATAAATTTTAAGACTCTACAAGGCCAAGATGCCCGCGTAGAGTTTTATTTTGAGGGGTTTACGGGTGCAACTACGGAACTTCGTGGAGGCATTAAGCCATTTGTATTAAAAGAGTTTAATACCAATGATGACTTATTTAAGCCTATTCGCCCTCAAATGGCCGAGATTGAAATAATAGGTAGTGCAAGTGGAGTGAGTATTGATAATTTTTTAATGGATAAGGATAACGATATTGAGGTTATCTTTTATTATGATAGCCTTGTTACACCTTATTGGAGAGGATGGCTTTTGCAAGATGACTTCCAAGAGATTTGGGAGGACACTAATCATATTTTAATAATAAGAGCCATAGATGGCCTTGGATATAATAGAGATTTTCCATTGTCAAATGCGGGTGCGGAAGTAACCGCAAAAACAACGCCTTTGCAATATATTGAGTATTGTACGGCAAATGCGGTAAAAGATTGGAATAAGTTTTATTGTTTTAATAACTTGTTTCATCCATTAATGACCGATAGTGCAACTTATACCTCACTTGATCAATGCACTATTGATCCTAAGACTTTTCAAATACAAAGCACCGAATATGAATCATCTTTAGAAGTTCTTGACAAAATAAATAGAGGTTTCAACCAAAATTTATTTATGTACAATGACAATTGGTGGCTAATGAGAATGGAGGAGCTTTACGTTCCCAAAACGGAGAACTTAAGAGGATTTGTTGAGAATAGTAGCGTTAGAACGGCTATTAACACAAGATATGATATTAACGTAGGCAATAACGAGGATATTAAATTAATATCTCCTAGTGCCATAAGAAATATAAATAGAAGAACAAAAGAGAATAGCGTAACATTTAATTACGAGCAAATTGGCGAGTTAATTACCAATGGTACATTCTCAAGAGGTAGCTTACTTACTACAACGGCTATACTCAAGCAATATAATTTAGATAGTTTCGATTATAAATATACGGCTACTCCTAACCCCGATTATTGGGGATTTGGTGGGACAACACCTCCAACGGGTAGTGTAACAAGAAACGAAGAATGGTCAAATACCTCTTATGGTTATTTAGAGGATAATTATGTAAGGGTGCCAGGCGAGCAAGTTATAACAACGGGTTACGATTATTATTTAAGAAGCCAAGAGGTTAAAGTATTTACGGGTGAGAAATTGGTAATTGGGATAGATTATAAATTTGAGACCGATTTTACCGAGGATGGCTTTTTTAGGCAAATGGTAGTAATGCTTGATGGCGCGGGTAATAATTATTTCCTTGGTCAAGATGGTAAGTGGTATTTAACTACAAGTACTTTTACCATAAATACAAACACCGATCAAGAATGGTTTATTGGTACAAAGTATAATCAAGCGGGTAGTCCCGAGCCTACGGAATATGTGAGCTTAAATGTGGAGAGTGAACCAATACCAGATAACGGAGTTATTAAAATAGCTTTCA